CCCAGATTGTCGCCTTGCCCGCCGTTGATGCGCTCGCCAAGGTCAGCAAGCGCGCTGAACACCAAGGGGCCAGCCCCTTCAGCGGAAAAGAACTTGGGCTTTTGGCGCTTTGCCATGCCGTCCATTCCAGCATCCCGGACAGTCATGTCCTGCGGCATGGAATAAGCGGGGGCTTGCTGCCGCCCCTCCATGTCAAACATGCCCCCGCCGTAGCCGGGAAGCGAGTTTGGTTTGCGCCCGAAAAGGCCCTTAATCATTGCAGCGCCCCCACGTTTACGGTCATGTAGCCTTCAATTACCGGCCCGAGCGCTTCAGGCTGCATAGCAGCAACTTCATGCGCCATCGGCCCCACGACACCCTTTGCGCCGTCGATGTAGTCGAAGCGGTAGAGCGGGACGCCTCCCGGCGTAGCGCCAACGCGCTCGATGTTTTCTTTCAGGCGAATGTCGCAACCCATGAGGTAGGCGGAGCCCAACTGCCCGCCGACTGCCAGCAACTCGCCTAGCAACCCGCCGCTCGTCTTCTGCGTCCCCTGCTGGTTCTGATACTGCCCCAGCAGCCCGCCGACCGACGCAGCGTTAAGCGCGCCTGCCTGAAGCGGGAGCATCGCCCCTGCCTGCCCAAGGCCCGCAGCCGTCTGAAGTCCTTGCGGTGCCAGCCCAGCAGCCTGAAAGCGCCGGTTCATGGCGTTGTCGTAATCGGCGTAGCGAAGGCCGCTCTCGTTCTGTGCCAATGCGCGGGCAATGAGGTTGTTATAGTCGCTGCCGCCCGCCAATCCGGCGCGGCCCATGCGCGCCTGAAGCTGGTTGCGCACGCTCTCGTTCGTCTGGTCGATCTGCTGCTGCAAATACGGGTTTTGCTGCGGATCGCCCGTGAGCTGCTGGTTGACGAAGTTGTTAGCGTTCAGGACAGCGTTATTCCCGCCCTGCATCCCCGCGAAAAGGTCGCTCGATACCTGCCCCAGGTTGTTGGACAGCGTGTTGATGGCAGGTTGCGTCTGGTTATAGGCGTCCTGCACATTCTTGGCCGCGCCGCCAATCTCCGCCGCGTAAATCGGCTTATTGGTCTGCGTCGTCTTGACCTTCTTGCTGCCCATCATTCAACCCTTAGATAAAGCACGTCATCACGACGTTCCCAATGCGGAAGCAGGCGAAACCAACCTCGTCGCCCATCAATGAAGATTGTCCGGCCCTTGTGCGCCGGTTCCTCGGTCATGGCCTTTTCCCAAGGCCCAATGCATTCCCTCGCGCGGCTTCCGCCTGCCAAGAGAACCTCTACGTCACCTTCGCCCGTTACCTTTGTCAGCACCCAGGCTAGGTTGCCGCAATTCCAGATCATCCACCCGTGGCCGCTCAGAACGTCCCGAACGTCGTCAACCGTCAGGCAGGAGTAGCGCAGCGCTCTCAGGAACGCCGTTTCCGCCTCAGCCGAGACGTGGCGCTGCTGCTTGACCTTCATCAGACCGTAATGGCTGCGATCCCGTCGCCGGGGTTGATGGCAATATGCCGCTCGATATTGGCGGGGACATACACGCCGCTACTCGCAGCCGCCGTGACGCTAGCCTGCGGGCCAGTGTTGACGTAGTGGGCCGCATCCGAAACCACGACAGCAATAGCTGCCGATGCAGGGGCCGCAGCGCCCGTCTTGGCAGTCGTGCCGCTGGTCGTGATCGTGGTCGCGCTAATCGGATCTTTGGCAACGCCGTATTGAACACCGCCGAGGTAGGAAACATACAGGGTAGCCATCAGGAAGTCCTCACTTTAATTAGATGATTCTCCAGCCAGCGCCGTCACAAACAAGCCTGACAACGCCATTCAACGCGCTCAATACAAATGTCAAAACGCCTTCGATCAACTCGGCCCCATTCGCATCAATCGTTACGCTATTTAAGCCAGCGTTGATCCGCTTAACCACAATCACAACGCCAACATTGGCCGAGGCAGGCGGCAATGTGACAGTTAAGGGGGCGGCTGTTGCGTCAGCCATGATGAAAAAGTCACTAGCCGTAGCAGTGGCATTGCTTGTCACCGTCCTTGCGGACAACGGCGCGCTCAAAGATGCAATACTTACTTGAGCCTCATCTGCTTCGTGGCGCAATCGGTTCACAATCTGCGAAACAAGACGGGGCCAATCGGGCCGGTTGGCACTTTCGGGCAGAAACCTCACCGCATCGCCCCCTGATCCGCCTCGACCACAACCCCGTTCGCGTAAGACCAATCGTTATTGGCGATAGTCAGGCCAATATTCAGGAACTTGCCCCGGAATTGCAGCGGCACACGCCCGCTATCCTGCAAATTCGTCGCTGTGCGGGTCGTTACCGTGTCGCCCTGGCGCTGTGCAGCCTTGACCGTCACCGTGATCCCCGCCGTGGCGTCCGTATCGGGCCAAATTGCCCGCCCCTTTGCAGCTCGCGCACCGAAAGGCGGGAACTGCGCTGTCTCGAATGAGGCCGTCAGCAACGTCGTCCCGCCCAGCACGCCCAGAATGCCGCTCTGCACCACGTAAAGCGTCGGCGCACCGCCCTTAAAGCGGGGATCGTCCAAGCTAATCGTCATGGCGTCCAAGTCGGGGTTAGCGGCTGACACTTCCTCTAGCGTTTTGCTGTTCTCGAAGCCCGCAAACACCCCGTCTAGGGCCAATTCAAGCACCGTGGCGCGGTCAAGCACCCAATTGTAAACCCACACCTGCCCCAAGTTGCCGGGAATGGCCCAGCAGACTTGCGTGCGCTGCGGATCGACCACGGCATAGACCCGCTCGAATTCACTGCCGAGAGCCGCACGGAATGAGGTGTCGAACTTCTCGTTGCCAATCGGGCGCACCGCTTGCCCGTCATCAATCGCGATAATCCCGCGATCCGAGAGGCAGAACACCGTGCGCCCAGCCTTCGCAATCGAGCCTTTGGCAGCGCACCCGAAATTCGGCGTGATCTCGTCAAACTGAAACGGCGCGTTGCTGTCCCCCGTGAGGGACATGCGAACAAGCCGTTGGCGCTGCAAAATCACCCCGAACTCGCCGCCCGCGATGCCCATGACCTCGCCGCCCGTAAGCATGGGCTGACTGCCTGCCTGATTGGTGCCCAGCGTGTTGCCGGTGTGATCCTCAAAGGCGCTCCATTGCACCTTCAGAATGTCGCCGTCGGGCTGCGCATAGACCACGTGAGGGCCGACAACATCAACGTCGATTGCGGTAGGCGCGCCAGTCAAAGCCGAGGCCGTGCCTGCACTCAAGTCCACTACCCGCGTCGCGCCGCCATTCACGGCAATTACGAAGTCACCGAACTGCACAAACCGCCAGCGCGCCGTCACCGTCAGGCCGGTCAGCAGCGATGACCACGAACCCGCTGAGAGGCGCGAGAGCGTCGAAGCCGTGCCTGCCAGTAGATAGGCCGTCCCGTCCGTCGAAATAGCGCTGTAGCCCCCTAGAAACGCCGCAGGGAGGGCGCTCGATACCGCAGCGAAGTCAGGCACCGCCCGATAGCCATTCGGCGCAGGCAGCACGTTCTTTGCCGTCACCAGCTTGTCAGCCCCGACCGGCAATTGATCCGGCAGGAAAGAACCAAAGGCGAGAGCCTGCAACACTAGATGCGGCTCCCTCGCACCTGCATAACCAAATGCGGCGTCAAAGGCCCAGCGCCCCAACGCGCCTTGCGGCCAGCGGCGTTGATTGCCTCGATAACAGCCCGCGATTGCGCCACGTGATCCCCGGCGCGCTCCCTGTCACCCGTCTTCTGAAACAGGATCGAAAGCACCTGATGGAGGTAGGCGTCGGGATAGTCCCGCAGCAGCCAATTCGTCGGGTTGTTGTCGGTCAGCGGCGTCAGCTTGGCATAATAAAGCAGCGTCAGGCTCGTATCGCCCACGGGGCCGATAATCAGCCGCATATTCTCCAAGGCATAGGCCGAGGGGGTGCCGGAGCGCCCCTGAAACTGGTTGCGAAGGCCCGCAGGCGACATTGACCGCAGCGGGTTGTCAGGCGATCCCTCAATATAGACCGAACGCAGCGACAGGAAGTCAAGCGGCAGATCGGTTGCCTCGCCCGTCACCGTGAGAAACGTTTCCGTTTCCATCTGCGGAACGCGAAGCTGCCGGTTGAACTCGGCTTCAGCCCGCCCAATCGCGCGGTAAATCTTTTCCAGCGAATACCCGCTATCGTCCATTTCGTCGCGGATTTCCGCAACAAGCTGGGTCAGCGTGCTGATGTAGTCTTCAGGATCGGTGGCAAAGGCAATCGTGCTCATAGGATGATCCTTGCCCCGCCTGGCACCAGATGCCGGTAATCGCTATCCATCAGCTTGCGCATGAGGCGGCGGCGCATGTCAGGGTCTGGCGACCACATGTCCAAGCCTTCCTCGACAAGCCACTTCATGCCGACCGACGCGGGGATATGCCCCACGTGCCACATGTCCTTATCGACCTTGTGCGTCTCGGCGCGCTTGTTCTCTTCAATGATCGCGCCGCCCGAAACGTCTTCGTATTTGACCTCGACCGCATCGGCATCGAGCGGATTGGAGCGGATTGATTTGCGCAGCCCGTTCCAAGCGCCGTCGTCGATGATTTCCCAAGTCATTCGGCAAGGCCCTTGGCAATCAAGGATGCGCGCGCTTCGTCATCGGTGGGGATCGTCTTCGACCCTACCGGCATAAAGCCGCCTTTGCCGTCATGGATGGCATTAGCCACCTTGACGGTCAGCGCGCCGTCCTGCTCGGCGATGGTTTCAACCGCCTTGCGAGGACGGCCACGCTTCGCGCCAGTCATCAGGTGAGCTGCCCAGCAGTCTGCATGGCAGTGCGCAGGGCGTTCAGGCGAGCGTTCAGCTCCACACAGAACTCCTGCAATTCAGCCACAGTCGGCGAGGCCGCGTTGGCAATGGTGATGGCACCGTTAGCCGTCGGCAGCGTGCCGGTGGTCGCGGTGACAGTCAGGGCAGAAACAGCGCCAGCCCTCAGCACGCTTCCGCGCTTCGTGGTGGTCGCCGCCGCATTCGACATGGAAACGGGAGAGCCTGCGGCCATGATGGTATCCTTTCAAAGAAATGGGCGGGATTGACTTGCTCCCGCCCGATGGTTAATGCTCGCGGCATGGAAGAAACAGCCCATGCATACTTCGCTGGCCTCATTGACGGAGAGGGCTGCCTTAGCCTTGACAAAAGAGGCGCGGCTCGACCGAACAGTAGAACGCCTAGCGTGCAAATTAACATCACCGATAAGTCAGTTGTGCTGCTGTTGCAGCAAGCCTACGGCGGATGTGCTAGGCTTAAGTCCATCTCGCACAAGAACCCCAATTGGCGAGACCAATGGGTTTGGCGTGTTCGCAACAGAGAAGCCAGAGAGTGCCTTCACAAAGTTTTGCCTTACTTGGTAATTAAGCGAGGCAAGGCACTAGAGCTTCTTGAATACATGGAAACCGCAAGGAAGGCGGGGGCTCCGGTTAAGAAACCCCCGCCCGTATCGGTTACGCCTG